TTACCCCGTTTTTACCCCAACAACGACCCAGTCTTTCCCTCGATCGTCGTTATATTTATCCGTCATTTTTCTGGTCTTGTGCCCCAGCAGTTTCTGAGTATCCAGACCCTGTTCACGATACAGTCGCTCCGATAAAGAACGCTGTTCATGGAAAGTTGGGGGCGTACCGTTTTTCCACTCCAGTCCGCTTTTGTCTCTGGCTTTTTTAAAAGTGGATGTCAGGCAGTTGCTCGACACTCGATCACCTCTATTGGCCTGGGATGTGGTGTGCCTGAAATGAACAAGATATTTACTGACAACCGCATCCCGACATTTTGAAATAACATCTCTGAGAGTGAGGCCCAGCACCTCGCATTTAAGATCTAATGGAATAGCCAGACGAGAACCTGTTTTTTCCTGCTCGATATGGAGCATGTCATCCCATACATCGGTGAACTTCATATTGCATATATCACCAAGACGCTGACCAGTGATTAGTGCTAATAACATGCCACACTGAAGATAAGGTTGCTGCTGTCCCGCCGTCTTATAAATAACGCTCCATTCTTCAAAGGAAAGACGCTGCCTTGTTATTCTATTTCTCGGTTGCTTAGTGGCTTGCGCCGGATTGTATCCGGGGGCAACGTGTCCAGCATGTTGCGCCTCTTTAAAAACATCGATGAGAACCATTCTGACTACCTGAGCCATGCGATTGTGGCCTTCGGCTTTAATGGTATCCGTTATTTCTGCAATATCGAGGGCTGAAATATCCTTTAGATGTTGCAGGCCACAGTGTTCTCTGAATAAACGAACAGGCTTACCTTTTTGAAGAAAGGAGTTTGGTTTAAGCTCGTTATTTTTAAGCCTTTCCTCCTGAATGCCTATGTATTTATCGAGCCACTCAGTAACAGTAATCTCAGTGCGCCTGCCTTTCATCCGTACCAGGCGATCATTCACGCTCAGGATCTGCCTAGTTCGCTGTTCAGCTATGATTATGTTAGCTTCTGTGGCGACTTGTTTAGCCTCGGATTCATCGGTTCCAAGGCTGTGAAAACGACCTGAAATAGGATGTTTATATTGCCAATATACCTTACCGGTGCGCTTATCCAACTTGCAGTACAGGTTAGGGATTGGTATTTTGTGAGTGCGTGGTCTAGCAGCCATCAGCAATTATCCGTTGTAATCTTGGGCTGGCCGAAGTCGGAATTTTCGGTTCTGCAAGCATCCCTACAAATCGAGCATTACGATCAACCATCCAGCAGCGACCAACCTTAATTGCTGGAGGAGCCATCATTTTTCCCTTTGCATATTTTTTCAATATGCGTTCACTTGGTGCTTGCTCTCCAAATTCCTCTTTTGCCCAGTCAAGTAAGGGGATCATTCGCGACATTATTTTCTCCATACAACCCGGCTGCACCCGGGCTTACAAAATTATAATTTACTGTTGGCTGGCATAGGTGGGACAGCATAGAGCGGTCCTGGCGCAACATCGTGACGACGCCATCGGATATCGCAGGTTCTTTCTTCACCTTCTTTGTGCCAGGCAACGACATCTGCCACTGGCTCGGCGATCCTACCTGCCAACACCTCATCTACCACCTTCAACATATCAGCGAGAATGTAAGCTCTGTTCCCTCCGTTTGAGTACTGGGTATCATGCTGCAGGTGTTCGCGTATCTGGTGCAGGCGATCGAGTGATACAGGACCTTGCGCCGGGTGGTTGTTAGTTGCCATGAGTTAGTCCTTCACAAAAATAATCCAGTGGGTTTTGTCGTTCTTCCCGGTACGCTGTCCAATTGCAGGTTTCACATCTGTAAGCGCCAGAATCTGGCTAACCGGGATCTGCGTCTCGTTCCATTTGAATATGAGCACGCCATGTGGCCGCAGTACGCGAAAAGCCTCTTTGAAACCGGCGCGTAAGTCAGAGCGCCACGTTTTTTTGTTCAGTCGCCCGTATTTTTTACCCATCCAGGCAGACTGGCCAACGCGCTCGAGGTGCGGTGGGTCAAACACCACAACTGGAAAAGAAGAATCAGCGAACGGCAGTGAACGAAAGTCTGAAATCAGGTCGGGACTGATAACCAGGCGCCGACCGTCGCACAGCTCGTGCTCTTCGGCGCGAATATCAGTGAAAACGGCGCGGGTGTCCTGCTTGTTGAACCAGAACATGCGGGAGCCGCAGCACATATCGAGAATGGAGTGCTCAACCATTTCAGGCCTCCAGCTCGTTCTGGATTTCCTCGTCGATCTCGTCATTGGTGGCGTCTTCGTTCAGATAGTCGCGCGCCTCTTTGAGATACTGTTCACGGCGTTCGTGGTACCAGGCAGAGAACTCCGGCGACCATCCTCGATTAGCCCCCTGAAAATCTACCATCGCATTATCCTCAGCCATACGTTCGACCATGCAATCAGCGGTGGTCAGGCCGCATTCCCGGATGTAATTGCGAAGGTGGTGCTTACGCCAGTACGGACTGTATTTTGAATCGCAGCAGCTTTTAAATTCGACAGTCCAGCGACGGATGCAACGTGCGTTCAGTGATTTACTCATTGTGTTGCTCCCTGTCTGGCTCTATTCAATAACTGGTTAAACATCATGGTTAGGCTGTTACTGCACCCAAACGGCATATCGTTAACACGGTATGTTGGAATGCCCTTGCGAACACCAGACTTCACGATCTTGCCAGTGGTAAATAGTTGCGATAATGAACCAGCGATCGAAGCTGTCTTTTTGTTTAAACCCTTAGCTATTTCAGCGCTGGTGGCGTTGGGGTGAGCCTGGAGATATTCAAATACGGTCATGGCGTTTTACCTTTACGTTCCTGTTCCAGTTGCACCAGAGACTCTTTTAATGCTGCGAACGTAGCTTCTAGTCTGGAGGCGACTTCGCGCATAAGCGGTGCATGCTTTGGTGGCAATTCAGCAACGGAGGCAAAAGCCTCCGCAACGAGTTCTTTTACCTTCATGCGGCGCATTGGCGCAGCTCCACCAGTTCGTTAAATCGGTTCATGAACAGGCCATAGGCTTGACCAGGACGGAGAGGGATAACCTGAACGAGATCAGAGCAGGGAATACCTTCGAGAATTTCCCATTTCGAGCCGTCATCGATTTCCAGATCACGGCGCTCAGTAGCTAACATGGTTAGATCGGCATATTTCACGACAGCAGCTTGTTCAAGTGAGATACCGAATTTAAAGCGGATAAGACCATCAACATAAGTTTCCATGCGTTGGTAGTCAGGTAACAGGGCTTTGAGCGGGGCAGGAATATCCTGGCAATATGCCTCCGCAGCGTCGTGCATCAGCGCTTCAAAGGCGAACTCTGGCGGTACAATCTGGCTTACAAGCACAGAGTGCTGGGCCACGCTGTAGAACTCTGGCAGATGCCCAGCGAATCGACAGATGTTGGAAAGAGCAGTCGCGATATCCTCAACATCGATATCGTCGATTGTGGCGGTCAGGTAGTTAAATTTTTTACCGGATAATGTCTGAATGTAGCTCATGGTTTTCTCCATATTGGCACGCTGCACCGCGCAGATTTTGGTTGCACGAATCCCTCGCCGGATGGCGATAATTAATGGAATTACGCTTCAATAAATCCCCGCGGCGCCGGGGATTTAATGCAGAGAAATTAGGCTTTAAAGTTACCGATGAAAGTTTCCACTGATTCACCTTCGAACTTGCTGATCAGCAAATCGCGGAATTCATTGGCGATAGCTTCTTCCTGGGCTTCCAGTTGTACTATGCGCAGTACAAAACGAGGTTCATCACCTGTAAGCAGACTGTTGCGTAAGCTAAAGCGGCGTTCGCCTAAACCTTCATACGGCACACATTTGAATTCGAACGCTACCGGCATTACGTCTTTGCTGCTGGCTTCAATACTCTGCATAAGCGATTTTTTGCCGCTGAAATCGCTGTCTTCATGATCCTGCTGGGTTGCCTGCTGGATAGTGATACGACGAACGGCCTGAGCGGCTTGTGAAATCTGCATCGTTCCGCCTTCAGCGTCGAACGCTAAGAGGTAATCGCTCCAGTCTTCCAGCCACTCGGCGATCTGTTTTTGTTTCAGACGCTCACCGTTGATCTGGAGAAGAGCACGGAATGGTGCGGTCTGTTTTAGGATGATGGATGCAACATTGTCCGCATGACCGGGATTATCCAGGGTGCCGATGTTGAACACTGAACGGGCGGTCATATTGTCAGCGTCAATGAAGCAACGAGCTGGCTCACTGTCGCTGGCGTAACCTTTAGAATAACGTGCGAAGTCGTCAATACTGGTTGTGGTCATTGCGCCACGAAAGCGGAAACGCTCCAGAGAAAAGCGCTCAAGGCTTTCAACGCCAGTACCCTCTGGCAGTAATGCGGTCGGGCAAGCCAAGCCATGAATATCGTTCAGGTGATAACCGGAAAGAACCAGGTCTTTGACCTGCTTGAAGGTACCGCTGTCTAACTGAGACATAAAAATTCCTTATTAACTGATGATCAAAGTGGTATCAGTGAGTTTGTTGTTGCGGATCACTGAGCCGCTTTAAGCTTTCCATCCACCGCACCAGTGATCCCGAACAGCTGACCCTGATCTTCCTGCAGGATGGTGAGCTTCCCGCCTTTGTTGACCCACATCGGGGTTTCGGTTGTGTCCTCTTCGGAGGCTTTACCACGCGGTGTTGGGGTGCTGTAGTTCAGCTTGTGCTTGATCTTCACGCGCTTCTCTTCAACGGAATTACCCATACGCTCAAAATCAAATGTGAGGACTACTTTGCCTTTGTTGCCGTTGTTCAGAACGCCAAGCGCGGTGGTATTAAGTGCTGCCGCGATTTTGTTCATGAACACGCCGGCATCCAGTTCGCCAAGAAAATCTGGCACTACGGTCATGCGGTCATTACTCATGGTTTTACCCTCGTTAAGGCGGCTGCCACCGCCGAACTTTCTCCATACACAACAGAGAAGGGCACCTGCATTGGTCGGCGGCTTGCAGAGACCGCTTTCTTTTTGCCCGGGTGCATTGGGTTATGAGCCCGTCGCCCGGTGATGCCCTTTTCTGTTGCGTAAAAAGGGCGGTACCGAGGTAGAACATTATCTTCGTCCCCCTTGCATAAGGCTGAAGACCCTGGTACCGCCAAGACTACACACAGCAATACTGGAACTACGGTTATCACGGTTCTAAGCGTGATTTGGTTGTGGTTGCTGGTGCTGAACTCCAGCTCAGTGGCGCGGTGTTTCAATATCGTAACCGCCCGTTCCATCCGCGTTCGATCAGTCCGTATGCTCGCTTAGAACGTTTCGCCTGCTTATCTTTTCTCAACCGTTTGACGGTCAGCCCCGCCATTCACCACAACGAAGAGAGCACTGCCGGTATTCGAATCGAACGAATCTTTTCCCTGCCCAACCCTCCCAACTGAATGGGACTGTCTGGAATCGAACCAGCACTTATGCCTTGCTCGTCAATGCTCTCGTCGTTGTGCCCTGAAAAAGGCTGGCGGTTACCGGACAAGTGGGAAAACACCGGGCCGCCAGAACAGGGAGTTACTTGTTATTGCTTTGGCCTGCTTTTAACCACATCAGGCGCGGTGGTAGGTATCTTCGGGCGGGGCGCTGGCGACCAACCAGCTACAACCCCTACGGTATTTACACTCCACGCCGTGGGTTAACGGCTCCGTATCGTGGCTGAGTTTCTGTTGCTGGTGGTCAAGCCAGCTTCGCAACCCCTCCCGAAGACACCTGTCAGCGAATCATCCGGTTATTCATATGCCACCGGCGGCTACTTCGTGGGCGTCCTGCCTGTTCGCTATTTATGGAACCAATATGTACCATGAGTTCAATTTAGTAAAGTACTTTTAGTTCATTATTTTTATGTGAAAAGTTCACGCTGAAGCAACGTTATGAACTTAAAGGTAATTTAATTTTAGCCATTGGGATTTATGTTCAAACCAATGGCTGTTTGGAGGGATTTGACGGAGTTGGGGGTTATCCGTGTTTTCGATAGGTCTGGGGCATGCTGCCGATGATCTTTCCGAAAACAAAAATTTTATTCATTTCGTCTTTCTCGATCGGCTCCCAAGGGCGGTAAGTCTTGTTATCAGATATGACAAGCAGCTTATCTTTCATTTTTTGCAGACGCTTAACGTGGGAGGTATCGTCGTAAATGAAGGCATAGATTCCGTCACCGTCGAAGTGTTGAACACTAATGTCAACGAAGAGAAGATCTCCAGGCTCAATCGTTCCAGACATACTATCTCCTCGAACGTTGATAATTCTAATTTGCTCTGGATTTCTGCCATTAAACATGCGGCGTGCATCGTCCATTGAGTACTCGACTGAGCGCAAAACCTCAACAAATTCACTATTAATAATACCTGGCCCAGCGCTGACACAAATATCAAGAACGTCGATTCGAAAAACGTCGCTACGGTTCTTCAAGCATCCTTCCTGGATCCCGTCTTCCTGTGTGTCGCCAAGTAAATAGGCGGAACTAGTCCCTACAAGAGCAGCTAGCTCTTGCAGTCGCCCCCTGCGGGGAATCGATTCTCCATTAAACCATTTGCTTATGGCTTTTGGTGTGAGGCCCATTCTTTTCGCGATCTCAGCTTGACGACCATGAGAGTGAAACCCCGCTTTATCGCAGGCTTGCGCAAGCCTTTTGGAGAACTGTTTACGCGCTTCTTCTTCTTGAACCATAGGTTCAATCATAGACATACTTGCATGAACTATCAGTTCCGTCATATTATGTACTTTAAGTTCACTTAATGAGGTGTTTATGCAAACAGAAAAGCTACCCAGCCTCTCTGAAGTAATCAAAGCAATAGGGGTGCAATCTATATCAACCGCATGTGGATGCAGCCCACGGGCGATCTATAAGTGGATTGAAAAAGGTTGTCTCCCGCGCACTGATTTCACCGGAGAAACCCATTACGCAGAGCAGATCGCTGTCGCTTCTTCCGGGAAATATTCAGCGGAGCTGATTAAAAAAATTAGCCGTCCGCAAAAGATTAACCAGTCTGCTGCTTAACGAAAACCACAGAAATAAGGGGCAAGCCGTGGGCAATGAACCGAATTGGAAAGTCGAACGTCAGCCAGCTTGGCTGGTGGTCGCAATTAAAAAAACGATTATCGACCTGCCTGGTGGCTACGCCGAAGCGGCGGAATGGTTGGGAGTAACAGAGAACGCGCTGTTTAACCGCCTCCGTGTTGGTGGGGATCAGATCTTCCCTATGGGTTGGGCGATGGTGCTACAGAAGGCCGCTGGTGTTAGCTACATAGCTGACGCGTTTTCTCGGCAAACAGATAACGGAATCCACATTCCAGGCGCGGCACCAGAAACAGAGAACGAAGAGATTGGCTTAAAGTTGGCTGAGCTGGTAGGCAGGCTTGGTGACCTGGTTAACGCATATCGTCGATACATCGATGATGGTGTAGTTGATAAAGGGGAATGGGACAGCCTGAACGAAATAGCGTACCAGTTCCGGGTAACGCTTATGACGTTTCTGAATCTGATTTCACGAGTTTATTGCCTTCCAGAAAAGAGTGACGCCCGCGAGTGTGCAGCTCCGGGCGCCTTGGCGAACAACTCTTCGAGTATGGAGAAATAATCCGCATGAGCAGTTTAACGGCTTTTAACCGTCTACCGCAACTCAGGATGATCCCAGTTTCGGGTACTCCGTTGTTTCGGTATGAACGCAGATTATCAAACCGCTGGGTTCCGTGTAACCACAGCAGGGCGGTTTCAATTGTGGGGGTCTACAACCGGAGGGCAAAACGCCTGTGCGCGAACTTAACCGAAGGTTCAAAGACAACCGTGGAGTGCCAGTCCGTGTTATCCGCTGGGAGCCAGAAACACAGCGCGTTATCTATCTGCGTGATGGCTACCCGCACGAATGCTTCAGCCCACTTGAGCATTTCAGGCAAAAATTCAGGGAGATAACGGACGACCATGAGCACTAAATTAACCGGCTACGTATGGGATGGTTGCGCGGCGTCGGGCATGAAGTTGTCTAGTGTCGCGATCATGGCTCGCCTTGCTGATTTCAGCAGCGATGAGGGGGTGTGCTGGCCGTCCATTGAAACTATTGCTCGCCAGCTTGGCGCAGGGCCGAGCACTATCAGAACGGCAATCGCTAAGCTTGAAAAAGATGGCTGGCTCACGCGTACACAGCGCCGTAATGGTAATCGTAATGCTTCGAACGTGTACCGCCTGAATGTGGCGAAACTTCAGGCTGCCGCATTTTCTCAACTGTCAGATTCTGACACGTCAAAATCTGACGCATCAAAATTTGACGCCTCAAAAACTGACCCGTCGAAATCTGGCAAAAACGGCGGTTTTGACCCGTCAGAATCTGGCGGGGATCCGTCAGTAAAATCAACACAAGATCCACAAGTAACTTCAAAACCCTCTTGTCCGGTTGCGGCGCAACCAGACCCTGAAGTTGTGATTACCGACCAGGCGATTTTGGTTCTGACCCATTTGAACCAGATCAGCGGATCCCGGTATCAGAAATCAAAAACATCCCTGGAGAACATCCGCGCCCGACTGCGTGAGGGATACAGCGTTGCAGACCTGCAACTGGTTATCGACCTGAAGCATGAGCACTGGCACGAGAACGACGAGCAGTACCAGTACATGCGGCCGGAAACGCTGTTTGGCCCGAAGAAATTCGAGAGCTATCTGCAAAGCGCTACCCGCTGGGATCAGAAGGGACGGCCTAAACGCACTGACTGGGGTGCGAAAAAGCGTGATGTGATGGCTTTTGGGCCGGTTGATACAACGATTCCAGAGGGGTTCAGAGGATGACGTTAAACAAATATTGCCAAGCGCTGGCGGCACTACGTAGCCAACCAGCCCACGAACTGAAAGAAGTTGGCGATCAGTGGCGGACACCGGATCTGCTTTTCTGGGGTATCAACGCGCTATTTGGTCCATTGATTCTGGACTTGTTTGCTGACGACGACAACGCGAAGTGCCCGGCATGGTACACCGCCGAAGATAATGCGCTGACGCAGGACTGGTCTGATCGTCTGGCAGAACTGGGCGGTGCAGGTTATGGCAACCCACCGTATAGCCGTTCGCAGTACCACGAGAAACAGGCGATCACCGGTATGACGCACATCATGAACTACGCAGCAGCCCAGCGCGAAAAGGGCGGTCGTTATGTGTTCCTGATAAAAGCTGCGCCGAGCGAAACGTGGTGGCCGGAAGATGCCGATCACATCGTATTCATCCGTGGGCGCATTGGGTTCGATCTGCCAGTGTGGTTTATACCTGCTGACGAAAAACAGAAGCCCACCAGCGCGTTTTTTGCCGGTGCCATAGCTGTATTCGATAAGTCGTGGCGTGGTGAGCGGTTCAGCTATATCAACCGCACAGAACTGGAGGCAAAAGGGCGGGCGTTTATGGCTTTGGCACAATTTGCTGCCAGCAAGTCTCAACCTGCAACTGTCACACCACCTGTAGCAGATAAGTCAGTAGCAGAGTTGCCACTAACCCAAAAAGATATTTTTGCTATCAGCGGTGTCGAGGCGTGGGCATGCGTTAGAGCTGCGTTCGGCGATAAAGAAGAATACACCTTTAGTGAGTCGAAGTTCGGGCATACCTGGGCGGCTGATTCGGTCGATGCACCTGAGTTTGCACAGGTATCACCATTAACGATCGACAAGGCTAAGCTGCTCATCCGCGAAAGCATTTTTTTCGGTGTGGATGAGTGGCTTTTGTCGATTCAATTCGATGACGCTGCTGCGCGCCTGGATATGTCGGAACGTATTCGTACTGTTGCCCTTGAAGCATCTGGTGAATATGGCATGAACAGTACTGATTTCATTGCAGCTATGGGAAGCCTGGATGTTTCTAGATGGTCCAATATTCGTCAGATCCGCATGCACATCCGTGATAAAGCTAAACCAGTAGCCGATCCGCATCTCGAGTCCCGTATCTGGCCGCTGGAGGTTGGAATTGTATTCGATAAGGTGGATGGCGCTGACATGCTGGATGATTCACAGCAGAACAAGCTGAAAGCCAACATCAATCAACTCTGGCTGGAACGAACGGCCACCAGCGAAATCATTACTGCCGCTTCTGAACTTGTTCGCAATATGCGGGGAGAGGCCGCGTGAAACTGATCCTGCCTTTTCCTCCGAGCGTGAACACTTACTGGCGCGCCCCTAACAAGGGGCCGCTGGCCGGTCGTCACCTCATTAGCGCTGATGGCCGTAAATACCAGAGCGCTGCCTGCGTGGCGATCATTGAGCAATTACGACGCCTCCCGAAGCCATCGACTGAACTGGCAGCGGTAGAAATCACTCTGTACCCGCCGGATGCGCGTCGCCGGGATATCGATAATTACAACAAAGCCCTTTTTGACGCGCTGACGCATGCGGGTGTCTGGGAAGACGACAGCCAGATTAAGCGCATGCTGGTGGAATGGGGACCCGTAGTGCCGAAAGGTCGGGTAGAGATAACGATCAGCAGATATGAACCGGCGGGTGCAGCCGCCTGATATGGAGAAAAGTATGAGCCAATTAGCAACAACAGCATTAACCATGTCCAGCAGCGATATTGCTGAGCTGGTGGAATCACGACATGACCATGTTAAACGGTCCATTGAACGCCTGGCAGAGCGCGGTGTTATTGAACTCCCCCCAATGGGGGAAGTTAAAAATCACCTCAATCAGTCGGTATCGGTTTATCTGATAGGGAAGCGGGACAGTTATATCGTTGTCGCGCAGCTGTCGCCGGAGTTTACCGCGCGTCTGGTTGATCGCTGGCAGGAGCTTGAGCAGGCACAGCAGCAGACGATTCCTCAATCATTCTCTGAAGCCCTACGTCTTGCAGCTGACCTTGCAGAACAAAAACAGCAGTTGACTAACGAACTTGCTGCCGCGGCGCCGAAGGTAGAGTTTGTTGATCGGTACTGTACAGCCAGTGGGTCAATGTCATTCCGCCAGGTGGCAAAACTGCTTAAGGCCAAAGAGCCCGATCTGCGGTTATTCCTCCTTGAGAACGACATCATGTATCGCCTTGGTGGAACGATGACCCCACGGCATCAGCATATTGATGCGGGCCGTTTTGAAGTGAAAACCGGCACATCCGTAACCTCAAATCATGCATTCAGCCAGGCACGTTTCACGGCGAAAGGCGTGCGCTGGATTGGTGGACTGTGGGCAGAACACATTGCCAGGGGGCAGGTCGCGTGAGAGCTCTGCTTACCCCCGAGATAGCCCATCGTATGGGGATTGTGTTGTTTCGTCCCGGTGCGGAACTGATGCACCTCTTCATGCGCGGTCGCGTTCTGCTCGAGCCTGAACCAGAAGAAATGGCGTCATTCAGTATCGGGGCTGTTCCGGCAGCCATTCAGCCGCTGGCTGATGATCCGGTAATGCGGCAGGTATTCGAGAATGAAAGGGTTATTCAGCGTGCTGGCGGGTTTACTTCCCTTGAGCAGTGGTTGAGTTCACGGTTTGAATGTCAGTGGCCCCATTCATCGTGGCACGACAAAAACTTCACAACAATGCGGCACGAGCCAGGAAGCATTCGCCTGTGCTGGCATTGCGATCACATCCTGTCCGGACAGCATACCGAACAGCTTGCAGATATAGCGGCAGGAAACCTGGTATCCTGGATTCTGGAAGTCATTCGACGCGATTCTGGTTTTCTCGAGTCGCATATCCTGACACTTCCTGAACTGTGCTGGTGGATGGTCAGGAACGACCTGGCTGATGTAATACCGGAAAGCGTTGCGCACAAGGGGCTACGCCTTCCGGATGAGAACATCCGCTCTGTCATGAGGGAAAGCGACATAGTGCCTTCCGCGTCTGCAACCAGCCTCGTGCAGGAGAAGGCGAAGAAGATCCTCACGCTCTCTGTTGATCCGGAGTCGCCAGAGTCTTTTATGCTCAGGCCAAAGCGACGCCGCTGGATAAATGAGACTTACACCCGCTGGGTTAAAACACAACCCTGCGTATGTTGCAATAAACCAGCAGATGATCCCCACCACCTGATTGGTCACGGGCAGGGTGGAATGGGTACAAAAGCACACGACCTGTTTGTGATACCGCTGTGCAGAGCACATCACAACGAGTTGCATGCTGATCCCGTGGCATTTGAAGCGAAATACGATGACCAATTGGTGTTGGTTTTTCGGGTTATAGATCGAGCGCTGGCAATTGGCGTGCTGGCGTAAGTGGAGAACGCTAAATGATTATTCCTTCTGAAGTTGGTAAATCGGGTGAAATGGTTCGTCTTCGTACTCTGGAAAGCATCTGGATACAGGGTAAGTTGCGCATGTGGGGCCGCTGGTCTTATATCGGCGGCGGTAGTGGTGGGAACATGTTTAACCAGTTACTGGCATCCGGAAAAATCACCAAAAAGGCAATCAACGAAGCGCTACGCCGGATGAAGAAAGCGGGTATCAGCAAGCCCGAACTGGAAGCGTTCTTCAAAGAGATTAAGGAAGGGAAGAATAAAAGCGGCCTGGCGTTTTGCACTGATGAGGAAGCAATGGTGGTCAACTCAGTCCTCAGTGAGATTTTAATTCGTTCGGGCAATAAGCGTTTATATGACTTGATAGAGGATCGGTATATCAAACGCCTCAGTAAAAAGGCTATGGCCAGAGACCTGAACGAGAAACATCCTGAATGGTGCTTGCGTACTTGTGAGAGTCGGATCGATGTTTGGCTAAATTTTGCAGAATCGATGCTTTACGTACCAATGTGTGACGCATTTGGCACAAATAGCGACAGATTTTACTTGAATGCTTGCGCGGAAAGTGCTTAAATTGTGATAAGCTCGGGGCGTTAAAGCGAACTGAGCAACAAAATATCAATAACCCGCCGACGCGCGGGTTTTTTTATATCCACTGTTGTTATCATTAGGTGAAGCGTCAGTTACGCGATGACAATCAGGTGGAGTGATGGAAATTTTAGAGTTATTTAAAGATGGTAACTGGATCGACAATGAAGATAGCCAGTTGGCTTGCAATGTTGGACGCATCATAAAACAATTAGAGTCATGTTTTAATGAAGCATTAGTGTCGCTGATCCTTTTTGATAGAGAAAAAGAAAAAATTCTTGATACGACTAAATTAGAAAAGGAATGGTTAGAAGATCGAGAGAAAAGAATACAAATCCAAGCCTCGATAAAACATGAGTTTGATTTAAGTGTTTTTGGAAATTATGATAAGTTAAGTAGAAAAGTTGAATCAATTCTTAATCAAGAAAAATTGACTGAAGGCAAGCTACCAAGTTTTTTGCAAAAAAGACTGTCTTTTATATATGCAAAATCATTTTTATACTCCTTAGATACTATTGCAAAGCTAATCAATACACTAAGTGATCAGATTGGTGACTCAACGGAAGTATCTAAAATTAAGAGTATGATGGGCGAAAAGTTTCCTGATTTACTTCATGTCAGAGATTCATCTCACCATATTGAAGATAGAGTGCTAGGCAAGCATAGGAAAAAAATTATTGAATTGCAGTCAATAGATTCCGATGGTATTAAAACGGGTGGCGGTGTTCTTGTGTTGAGTCATTTATCTGGTTCAAGTTTTAGTTGTACAATGTACGATGGTCATTTAGGAAAGGTTGATGTGACACGAGAAACATTAAATATTGTTCGTGATATCATTCAGAGAGTTATTGACTCATTTAAATGGAAGTAACTTGTTGGTTACATATGATTTTGATGAGGCTTAGATTATTTATGCCCCTCTCATTACCATAATGTAAACAACTTTACTCATTTCGAGGCTGCTAACTAGCAGCCTTTTTTATTCCCCTCGTTTCTGAGAGGACTCATAGCAATAAGAGGGGGCTTAATGTCCGATCCGATTTCCGGTACTGGGCTGGCTGGTGGTGTCCTGACGGGAGCCAGCGTCTATGGATTTCTGTCCGGAACCGATTATGGTGTGGTGTTTGGCGCATTTGCCGGAGCTGTATTTTACATTGCAACCGCCGCTGACCTGAGCGCAGCCCGCCGGCTGGCATATTTTCTGGTGTCGTATATCGCGGGGATCCTTTGCTCCGGACTGGTGGGTTCAAAGCTGGCTCAGGCTACCGGCTACAGTGATAAACCACTGGATGCCATTGGCGCCGTAATCGTTTCTGCTTTAGCCGTCAAAATCCTGACGTTCCTGAACAACCAGGATATTGGCTCGCTGGTGGCGCTAATAACGCGCCGGGGAGGTTCAGGTGGTACAAAATGACCCATCGGCAACTTTAAATGCATTGCTTTGTGCTGGGGTAGTGCTGACCCTGATGTTTTACCGTCGCGGGGATTCTCGCCATCGACCGTGGATATCTCGCTTAGCGTGGCTGCTTACGGTCATCTACAGCGCCGTGCCGCTGGCGTATCTGTGCGGTATCTATCCTTATTCATCGTGGGCCACTATCGGGGCCAACATTATTTTCCTGTCTGTGCTGGTCGCCGTCAGAGGCAACGTGGCACGCCTGGTAGATCATCTGAGGCTATAATGAACCAATCACAATTTCAGCAGGCGGCTGGTATCAGCGCCGGGCTTTCTGCACGCTGGTTTCCGCACATGGATGCGGCAATGAAAGAATTCGGCATTACGTCAAAACTCGATCAGGCCATGTTTATTACGCAATGTGGGCACGAAAGCACTGGCTTTACCCAACTGGTGGAAAGCTTCAACTATAGCGTCGACGGATTAGCCTATTTTGTGAAAGTAAAGCGGCTCACTCCAGACCAGGCCAGTGCGCTGGGAAGAAAGAATTACGAAAAAGTTCTGCCACTCGAACGCCAGCGGGCGATTGCAAATCTGGTATACGGAGGCCGCTTTGGCAACAAGTCGGCTGGTGATGGGTGGAAATACCGGGGGCGCGGAATCATAGGGATCACCTTCCTGGATAACTACCTGACCTGTGGCACGGCGTTAAAACTGGATTTAGTCAGCAGCCCTGAACTGTTGGAAAAGGACATTAACGCTGCTCGCAGCGCTGCCTGGTTCTATGTTTCAAACGGTTGTCTGCAGTATCCGGGTGATCTGGAACGTGTCACACAGATTATTAACGGCGGGCAGAACGGCATTAAAGACCGCAGTGAACGTTACGCCATAGCTAAAGCCGCACTGGTGTGAGGTTACTATGGGACTTGAAATGATTATCGGCCTGATTGTTGCTGCGTTAGCAGCAATTGCCGGTGCTTTTGGTCTGGGCAAATCACGTGGTGCCAGTATCGCTGAAACAAAAGCTGACCAGCAACGCACTGAAGAACGTGCAGCAACGACTGAAGCTATTGCAGAACGCCGGGTAGAGACAACAAAAGGAGCCAGGGATGTACAGCAGACTGTTAGTCATATGCCTGATGACGATGTTGACCGTGAGTTGCGCGAAAACTTTACCCGCAAAACCTGAAGTAACGGACACGGCCTGTGACTGGGTAAGGCCAATCTATCTGACTGAACATGATATCGATGTTATGGACAAGCTTACAAAAAGAGACATCCTGATGCACAATAAGACGACTTCAAAAAACTGTCCAAAAAAAGATAATAATTAGATATAGAATATTCAATTAAATCATATGGTTGCATTGGGTGTCGGTGATGGTGAACAACGTAATGCCTCTTTGAGAGTTCAGATATTAATGTTATAGTAACTCATTGTTTATTAGACATTAGTGTTTATTATAATTGGTATTTACTAATAAATACTTTTGCATAATGCTATAGGTATACATGATGTCATCATTTAGTAAAATAACATCTGCCTTAGATAAATTATCTAAGTTCAGATCTGATAGTTTTGAAGTAGTTAAAGGTTATATTGATTTCGTTGTGCCAATGGTGGCTAAGGCACAAGAACTCAAAATGAAAGAAGATGATGGAACTATCTCCGATGAAGAAAAGATTCTGATTAAATTTTATGACGCGCATTTTGAGGATTTTAAAACGGCATTGAACAAAATTTCTCAGTATAATGATTCGGTATCTGATAACTATATTAAGGCAATTGATTTGCTTGGTGATGTTAAGGAGAACATTAACAATGCAGATAAATAATGTCTCAGATATGTCTAATCTGCTTGATTCATTGAAAAAACAAGTAGGTAAAGCTGAAGATGCTGCTGATGATGCAGAGGGTAAGGCTAACTCCAGTTCAAAAAACGAAGGTAAAACACGCAGTGCGCTCACGATTAGTTTTTTAGTCGGTTTCTTCGTGTTGATTGCACTTAGTGGCTTGTTTGTGCTTTGGTATAATAACAGTGTTGTGTCATGGGTTATAAATTTGCAACAGGCAGGAGTTTCAGATGCCTCAACTTATCTGAAACCTTTGGAGTTAGAAAAAGTCTTGTCTGTAATAATCGGAGCATTAGGCACATCACTTGGTTTTATTATTGGTTATTCTTTTAAAGAAAAAAATAAATAGCTGTTTTCAGACTTAAACACCCTCGATTACTAACTTCAAGTTTATGGGGGTGTTATATCAAACATAATTAATTCAATGCGTTCTGAAATATTATTTAAATTTTAAAATCTAGTAGATACAATGCCTCGCAATCGCGGGGCTTTTTTATGCACATTGCACGCGCACATGAAAGAGATTTTTTCAGTAGTGAGCCTTGGTAATACGTTAACTCTTGGCGGGTTTGCCGTACGGCTGGCTCTCGCCTAAAAGGAAATAGTTATGAAGTTTCAGCTCGCTAAGCTGTATCGCGGAGAACTCTTCATGGGTTATGGAATTGCTGTGAATGGACAGCTTCTTGATAACCAGGTATCGACGGTTATAGATACTCAATGTAGTGAACTCCCCACCGTAACAGCGGTATTTAATCTTGATAAAAACCACGCTGAAAACCAAATCACTATTGATTTGCGTAATGATGAACCATGCCAGCACTAATACCTCGCGCCTGCCGCAAGCACGGTTGTCCTGGTACGACAACGGATCGCTCTGGCTACTGTGAGCAACATCGCAATGAGGGCTGGCAGCAGCATCAGCAGGGTAAGAGTCGCCATGAGCGTGGCTACGGCGTCAAGTGGGATATCAAGCGCGCCCGCATCCTGAAGCGTGATAATCATCTGTGTCAGAACTGCCTGCGTACTGGACGTGCTGTCGCGGCCACAACCGTTGACCATATCAAAGCTAAGGCACATGGGGGTACCGATGATGATTCGAACCTTGAAAGCCTGTGCTGGCCCTGCCACCGCTCGAAAACAGGGCGCGATCGTTTCAAGTGACAGTGATTATCATCAACAGGCATGGAGGGAGGGGGAGGTCAAATCCCTGTAGCCTGGCACCCAAAGGACCGCCGCCTAGCCTTTCTTCACATCGCCGCAGGTTAGAAAACTTTTTTTGGGGTCCCCCAGCCGATGATTAATAGGAGTTTTCGATTATGTCAGGACCGCCGAAAACCCCTACCCATCTGCGTTTGGTGAGGGGTAACCCATCAAAACGACCGATCAACAATAACGAGCCGAAACCACCTAAAGGGGTACCCCCAGTTCCCAAACATTTCGACAAGCAGGGGAAGTACTGGTTTAAGCGGATGGCCGAAGAACTTGATGCCATCGGTGTGATCTCCCAGCTCGATGGGCGAGCCCTTGAACTGCTTGTGGAAGCGTATACCGAATACAGACATCACTGCGACACGCTGGAGATTGAGGGGTATACGTACCGAACTGAAACGCAGACTGGTGACGTCATGATAAAGGCACACCCGGCTGCAATTATGAAAGCTGACGCCTGGAAGAGGCTGCGAGCCATGCTTGGTGAGTTCGGAATGACGCCTGCCAGTCGCTCGAAGGTAAGCACAAAAACTCCGGGCGAAGTTGATCTTATTGCTGAATTTATGAAAGCGAGGGACTGATGGTTAAAGTTTCTGATGGCATACGTTACGCCGAACGCGTCGTTGCCGGGGAAGTTATTGCCTGTGAATTTGTCCGTCTTTCCTGTCAGCGATTTCTTGATGATCTGAAGCACGGTGAAGAACGTGGCATCTATTTCAGCGAGCCCCGCGCACAACATATCCTCAATTTTTATAAATTCGTGCCTCATGTTAAAGGAGCACTGGCAGGCCAGCCGATTGAGTTGATGGACTGGCATGTTTTCATTCTGATCAACATCTTCGGTTTTGTTATCCCCCTCGTAAATGAAGAAACAGGCGAAATTGTGCTGCGTAATGATGGCAGTGGCCGTCCTGTGATGGTCCGCAGGTTTCGCACGGCATATAACGAGGTAGCCCGTAAAAACGCCAAGTCGACATTATCCTCTGGCGTTGGTCTCTATATGGCTGGTGCCGATGGTGAGGGCGGGGCAGAGGTTTATTCCGCAGCGACAACGCGGGATCAGGCTCGCATCGTTTTTGAAGATGCGAAAAACATGGTTAAAAAAGCGAAACCTACACTGGGGCGACTGTTTGAATTTAATAAACTGGCGATTTACCAGGAGCAGACAGCATCCAAGTTTGAACCGCTTTCTTCTGATGCCAACAATCTGGATGGTCTCAATATCCATTGTGGCATCGTCGACGAACTGCATGCGCATAAAACCCGTGATGTCTGGGACGTTCTGGAGACTGCAACCGGCGCACGATTACAGTCTCTTCTGTTTGGCATAACGACAGCCGGGTTTAACAAAGAAGGGATTTGTTACGAGCTGCGCGATTATGCCATTAAGGTGCTGCGTGGCTATAACAGCGAAGTGGAAGGCGCGGTGAAGGATGACACCTTTTTCGCCATCATCTTCACCCTGGATAAAGATGATGATCCGTTTGATGAAACGGTCTGGCAAAAGGCTAACCCCGGACTCGGAATCTGTAAGCGCTGGGATGACCTTCGCCGTCTGGCTAAGAAGGCCAAAGAACAAGTTTCCGCCAGGGTTAACTTTTTCACCAAACACATGAATATCTGGGTGACCGCTGAGTCAGCCTGGATGGACATGATTAAGTGGGAAAAATGTGAGTTTATAGCCCCCTGTCATGAGCTGAAAACCTACCCGATGTGGGCTGGCGTGGATCTGGCCCACAAGATAGATATTTGCGCAGCAGTAAAACTCTGGCGGGCAGACAACGGTCACGCGCATGCAGACTTTAAATTCTGGTTACCCGAAGGGCGGCTGGAAAAATGTTCCGCTCAAATGGCGCAGATGTATCGCAAATGGGCTGAGCTTGGGAAGCTGGAACTGACCGATGGTGATGTTATCGATCATGCGCAGATTAAAGCTGATTTTCTGGAATGGATTAGTGGCGAAAACCTGAAGGAAACCGGATTTGACCCTTGGAGCGCGACGCAGTTTAGCCTAGCTCTGGCAGAAGAAGGTGTGCCGCTGGTGGAGGTTCCGCAGACGGTCAGAAACTTTTCTGAGTCAATGAAAGAGGTGGAGTCTCTGGTCTACGGCGGGCGTTTTCATCACAGTAATCATCCGGTTATGAACTGGATGATGTCTAATGTCACCGTCAAGCCTGACAAAAACGACAATATCTTTCCGAACAAATCCACACCCGAAGCAAAAATAGACGGTCCCGCTGCGCTATTTACTGCGATGAGCAGAATGCTGGTTAACGGTGGTGGTGAAGCTGATTTCCTGTCCACACTCGACCCTGACGAAGATCTTTTAATTCTATGAAAACATTAATGACTGATGCTATCGGGCTGGCAGGGTTCGGTTCGCTCGCTGCTGGCGTATATCTCCAGTTCGGTCTGGCTTCATCTCTGATGATGTCCGGTAGTTTGCTTCTGCTTTATGCGCTGGTGGTCGCAATGAGGGGGAAAAATGCTGCTTGATGCCCTGTTTCGCAATGAACCACTGGAGAATCCTTCTACACCAATTACGGGAGAATCAGCAGAAACGGACAATATTTTTGCCCGCGATGTTTTTGTCAGCCCCGAAACTGCGATGAAACTGGCGGCTGTTTACGCCTGTATTTATGTTATTTCCTCAAATATTGCACAGATGCCGCTGCATGTGATGCGGAAAACCAATAACAAGGTTGAAGCAGCACGCGATCATCCGGTGTTCTACCTGGTGCACAATGAACCCAATGTGTGGCAGACCAGCTATAAATGGCGTGAGTTAAAACAGCGTCATATTTTGGGCTGGGGTAATGGTTATACATGGGTAAAACGTTCCCGGCGCGGTGAGGTTTCCGGCCTGGAATGCTGTATGCCGTGGGAAACCACGTTACTCAACACCGGTGGTCGTTACACCTATGGGGTTTACAACGAAGAAGGCGCGTTTGCTATAAACCCTGACGATATGGTGCATATCAGGGCGCTGGGAAATAACCAGAAAATGGGACTCAGCCCGATCATGCAACACGCCGAAACGATCGGTATGGGAATGAGCGGGCAGGCATACACCAGTTCTTTCTTCAGTGGCAATGCCCGACCAGCCGGCATCATTTCTGTAAAAAGCCAGTTGAATGATGAAAGTTGGGGGCGTTTAAAAAGCATGTGGCAAAAGGCAGTTGTTGCGCTGCGTAGCCAGGAGAATAAAACAATGCTTCTCCCGGCAGAGCTGGATTACAAAGCGCTGACTGTTTCCCCTGTTGATGCGCAGATCATCGACATGTCTAAACTGAACCGCTCCATGATTGCCGGGATATTCAACGTTCCTGCACACATGATCAACGATCTCGAAAAAGCCACCTTCTCAAACATTACGCAGCAGGCCATTCAGTTTGTCCGCTACACGATCATGCCGTGGGTAACGAACTGGGAGCAGGAGCTTAACCGACGGCTCTTTACCCGCGCTGAGCTGGCGGCAGGGTATTACGTCCGGTTTAACCTGACAGGCCTGCTACGCGGAACCCCGCAGGAGCGTGCTCAGTTCTACCACTTTGCAATTACCGATGGCTGGATGAGTCGCAACGAGGCGCGAGCCTTCGAAGATATGAACCCGGTAGACGGCCTGGATGAAATGCTGGTAAGCGTGAACGCGGCTAACCCGGCAGACGATTTTAAGGCACCAAAAACCGACGAGGAAAAAACCAATGAATGACCGTGAAACACGCTGCTATAGCGGGGAGGTTCGCGCGGAACAACGCACCGATGAGCCCACCCGCATTCTGGGTTACGGATCGGTGTTTAACAGTCGCTCGGAACCTCTCTGGGGTTTTCGTGAAATTATCAAACCCGGTGCTTTTGACGATGTGCTGAATGATGATGTTCGCGGGCTGTTTAACCATGACCCTAATTTTATCCTTGGTCGTAGCGCTGCCGGAACGTTGTCACTGTCTGTAGATGATCGCGGTCTGCGATACGACATTACCGCACCGGATACGCAAACCATTCGCGACCTGGTGCTGGCTCCGATGCTTCGCGGTGACATTAACCAGTCGTCCTTTGCCTTTCGAGTCGCCCGTGATGGCGAGCACTGGTATGAGGACGGCGAAGGGGTAGTTATTCGCGAAATATCAAAGTTTTCCCGGCTGTTTGATGTCAGTCCGGTGACCTATCCCGCATATCAGGAAGCCGATTCCGGTGTCCGATCGATGAAAGCCTGGCAGGAGGCGCGCGACAGTGGTGCGCTACATAACGCCATTAATCAACGAATGGCGCGTGAGCGCCTGCTGACTCTTCTTAACGCGTAAGGAAAAACCATGAAACTGCATGAAATGAAGCAAAAACGTAATACCATCGCCACTGATATGCGTGCTCTGCACGATAAAATTGGTGATACCACCTGGACCGAAGAGCAGCGCACTCAGTGGAACGCCGCAAAATCCGAACTGGACGCGCTTGATGAGCGTATCGCTCGTGAAGAAGAATTGCGCCGCCATGATCAGTCTTTTGTTGATGAACAGGAGCCTGAACAGCGCCAGCGCCAGGAAAGTCCTGAAATGCAGGCAGAAGTGCGCCGCGCTGCAGCATTCGATCGTCTCCTGCGCCATGGCTTCGGTGAGCTGACTGCTGAAGAACGTCAGGCCGTTAAAGAACTTCGTGCGCAGGGAACGACACCTGATGATAAAGGTGGTTATACGGTCCCTACCCAGATGCGTAATACCATCATTGATGCAATGAAAGCTTACGGCGGGATCGTGAGCGTTGCGCAAATCCTCAATACTTCAAACGGTCAGGATATTACCTGGTCCACTTCTGATGGTACTGCTGAAGAGGGGGAACTGCTTGCAGAAAACGCTGCAGCAACGGAGGGGGATGTGACATTCGGCACCGCAATCCTGGGGGCTAAAAAACTGTCATCCAAAATTATCCGCGTCTCCAATGAGCTGCTACAGGACAGTGGTGTAGATATTGAGGCATACCTGGCTGGACGTATTGCGCAGCGTATTGGTCGCGGTGAAGCCAAATATCTCGTGCAGGGTACCGGTGCTGGTACACCTCAACAACCTAAAGGGCTGGCGGCTTCAGTAACCGGGACTGTTTCTGCGGCGGCGGCCGCAACATTCACCTGGCAGGAAATGAACAGCCTGAAACACGCGATTGATCCGGCATATCGCGGTGGTCCAAGTTTCCGCTGGGCGTTTAATGACGGCACTCTTCAGGTAATCGAAGAGATGGTGGATGATCAGAAGCGCCCACTTTGGCTACCGGATGTTGTTGGTGGTTCCCCAGCAACCGTTCTTGGTATTCCCTATGTAATTGATCAGGCGATTGATGCTGCGGCAGCGAGTAAGAAATTCATTTTCCTTGGTGATTTCAATCGCTTCATTGTTCGCCGTGTTTCCTACATGACACTGAAGCGTCTGGTTGAGCGTTACGCAGAGTATGATCAGACCGCATTCCTGGCCTTCCATCGTTTTGACTGCGTGCTGGAAGATACAGCGGCCATCAAAGCGCTGGTGGGTAAGGCGCCGTAATCAATACTTCTGCTGTCTCCTGATGCCGCGTAAGCGGTTTTTTTATGCCCGCAGTTCGCTGCGGGCCGGGTAAAACGATGAGCGAAATGATAGAGAAGCTAAGGGCTCAGTGTCGGATCGATGCTGACGATACAACGGAAGATGAAATGTTGTTGCTCTACTACGGCGCCGCAAGGCGTATGGCAGAGAATTACATCAACCGAAAACTGTATGAAGACAAGGTACCTGAATCTGATCCTGATGGACTCAGTATTGCTGACGATATTTTGCTGGCATTGATGCTTCTCGTTGGGCACTGGTTTGAAAACAGAGAACCAGTCAATGTCGGAAATATTGTTACCACCTTCCCGTTTGGTTTTGAATCTTTGCTTCAACCGTACCGATACATACCGCTGTAGGGAGGGATTATGCAGGCAGGGCGATTACGCCATCGCGTTACTATCCTGAACTTTACTTCTTTTCGCGATACGACAGGCCAGCCGGTTGAAGAGTGGCAGGAGGGAAAGACCATATGGGCGGAAGTGCTGGGTATCAGTGGTCGTGAGCAGTTGCAATCAGGAGCTGAAACAGCGCAGGCAACAATTCGGGTGTGGGTCCGTTTCCGGCGTGATGTGACTGCTGCGTCAAGATTAAAGGTGCTCACAGGACCATTTAAAGGCGCGGTACTGAATATCATCAGCCCCCCCATACCCGACAGTAAAGCCACCAGGCTGGAAATACTCTGTAAAAATGGAGCAGAAAAATGATTGATATCAGTCTGGATTTTTCTGGTCTTGAAGAGATTTCCCGCGATCTGGAATTACTGAGCCGCGCCGAAAACAACAAAGTTCTGCGTGATGCCACTCGAGCAGGTGCTGAGGTTCTGAAAGATGAGGTGATAGTAAGAGCGCCTGAACGAACCGGCAAGCTGAAGAAAAACGTTGTGGTGCTGACGCAGCGATCACGTAAACGCGGTGATATTTCATCCGGTGTTCATATTCGTGGTCGAAACATGCGAACGGGTAACAGCGATAATTCAATGAAAGCCTCCGATCGACGTAACGCGTTTTACTGGCGATTTGTCGAAATGGGCACAGTGAATATGCCCCCACATCCTTTTGTCCGTCCTGCGTTTGATACCCGCGAAGAACTGGCGACGCAGATTGCTATGAAACGTATGAACCAGGCCATTGATGAGGTGCTGAGTAAATGACGGAAGATGACCTTTATCTTTTGCTGAGGCCGCTGGCCGGAGGGCAGGTTTATCCCTATGTTGCCCCGCTTGGCAGTGATGGTCAGCCCTCGATATCGCCACCCTGGGTGATTTTTTCACTTATTTCTGATGTGACCGCTGATGTTCTTTGTGGGCAGGCTGAATCAGGGATATCGGTCCAGGTGGATGTTTACTCACTGACTCTCAAAGAGGCGCGGAATCTTCGTGATATGGCGCTTCAGGCGGTTAAGCCACTCAATCCCACCAATATAAGCAAAACTCCTGGTTATGAACCAGAGAACCGGTATTACCGGACGACGCTGGAATTTCAGGTCACTGTCTGACAAATCCACTAACTCACAGACCCGCTACGGCGGGTTTTCTATTTTCAGGAGACAAATATGTCCTCACTGTATGAAAAATCGCAGGGTACTAAAATTCAGATCACCTCTACGCCAGCGACACTGGATACGATTGGCGCCGCAACCTGGCTGGATTTGCACTGTACTATCAAAGAGGTCCAGTTTACTGGCGGTCAGAAGCAGGACATTGATGTCACCACTCTGTGTTCAACCGAGCAGGAAAACATTAACGGCCTTGGCGCTCAGTCAGAAATCTCTATGTCCGGTAACTTTTATGTTAACCCGGCACAGGATGCGCTGCGTGATGCTTACGATAACGACACCACGTATGGTTTTCGGATTGTCTTCCCGTCTGGTATTGGCTTCCAGTTCCTGTCTGAAGTTCGTCAGCACACCTGGTCTTCAGGGACAAACAGTGTGGTGGCCGCAACGTTTTCGCTACGTCTGAAAGGTAAGCCGACGAAAATTGATAACGCGCTGCGTCTGACCACCGACCTGCCTGGCACCAAGTCAGTTACCTCTGGTTCGGCTTTATCACTGACGGTGGTAGCTGCCGGGGGAACAGCACCTTATTCCTATGTCTGGAAGAAAGGTGGCAGCGCGGTGAGTGGACAGACGACAGCAACGTTCAACAAGGCAAACGCTGCTGCAGGTGATGCCGGTGATTACGTTTGTGAAGTTACCGACGCTTCCACGCCTGCTGGAAAAGTTACCTCAGCAACCTGCGTCGTAACGATAGCGTAATTCATCTTCTTTAATCAGGGATAAAAAATGGCTAAAAGTCTTAAAGAACTGGCGCTGTCCAGGGCGTCAGCATTTCGTCATATTGATGTAAACGTGCCAGAATGGGATGGCGTGAAAGTTGTTCTTCGTGAACCATCAGCAGAAGCATGGCTTCACTGGCAGGATGTAATTAAGCCGAGAGAGACGGAAGGCGAGTTATCTATCTCTGAACGGGCACACCGTAATCTACGCGCTGATGTTACGCTTTTTATCGATGTGCTGTTTGATGAGCATGGAGAATCGGTGTTCAGTAAGGAAGATTTTGCCGAGGTTGAATCGGTTTATGGTCCAGTCCACGCGCGTCTTCTTCGTCAGGCCCTCAACCTGACTACTGATCAAAAGGAGGCTGAGGGAAAGTAGCTCAGCCCGGAATGCGGTTTTTGATGTCGCTAGCGCTCCGTATGGGGCGCACTCTTTCAGAGCTTCAGGGAGTGATGTCAGCCAGTGAACTTAGGCTGTGGGCTGAGTTTGATAAACATAGTCCAATAGGTGACATTCGTGGTGACATTCAGGCGGCGCAAATTGCTACCGCTGTGTTTAATGCACAGGGCGGCAAGGCCACGATGAGTGATATGTTGCTGCGATGGCAGCGTGATCATGATGAAGAAGAGGCCGATCCATTCGCAGGGCTTGAAAAAGCATTGATTGCCGCAACGCAATAATTCTTCACACAGCCCAATTACAGATATACGATTACCTCTGGAAATCATTGGAGGAATCATGGAGCCACTTTTTGTTGTATTCGGTGTTTTTGGTTGGCTAATCAATTTAATTATAGTTTTTTATTTATTACGTGTTAGTGTTAGGGCAAATGAACAGGTAGAAGCCCTTAAAGAAATAAATAAAAAGCAAGATGCTCAAATTGATTTATTGATACAAATAGCCCACCGAGAAAAATGATTATATATGAGCCTCGCTTCGGCGGGGTTTTTTATTAGGTGGATTATGGCAACTCTACGTGAACTGATAATTAAAATTTCTGCGAATTCTCAGTCATTTCAGACAGAAATTTCTCGCGCTTCTCGAATGGGTAATGATTATTATCGCGTAATGCAAACTGGAGGTCGCCAGGCTGCAGCAGCTTCACGCGAGACACAAAGAGCGCTTGCCGAAGTAACCAATCAGATTAACACCGCCAAAGCATCTGCAGTGGGTATGGCTGGCGCGTTTGCAGGGGCTTTTGCTACAGGTCATCTAATTTCACTTGCTGATGAGTGGAACTCAGTGAATGCACGATTGAAACAGGCATCACAGTCATCTGATGATTTTAGCGAATCCCAGCGAGCACTGATGGAAATTAGTCAGCGTACAGGAACTGCTTTTTCAGATAACGCTAGTTTATTTGCCCGTTCCGCTGCATCAATGCGTGAATTTGGATATAGTTCAGAAGAAGTATTAAAAATAACAGAATCTATATCAACTGGGTTGAAGTTATCAGGTGCCAGTACATCTGAGGCTAGTTCTGTTATTACTCAATTCAGCCAGGCGTTGGCTCAAGGAGTTTTACGCGGTGAAGAATTCAATTCTGTTAATGAAAATGGTGATCGCGTAATCCGTGCTCTGGCGGCGGGAATGGGGGTTGCCAGAAAAGATCTTAAAGCAATGGCTGATGCCGGACAATTAACAGCTGACAAGGTAGTTCCTGCGCTTGTAAGTCAATTAGGAACACTCAGGGGTGAGTATGAAGCGATTCCTCAGACTGTTTCAGCTGCGACTACAAAGGTTGAGAATGCGTTCATGGCATGGGTTGGCGGTGCAAATGAAGCCACTGGGGCAACTAGCGCCCTTGTTAGTGTGCTCGATACGGTCTCAAGCAATATTGACACTGTAGCTACTGCTGCTGGGGTACTGGCTGCTATTGGCGGTGCAAGATATCTTGGTGGAATGTTTGGTGACATAGGGAACCAAACAGCGCAATTGATTGACGCCCGTAAAAATGAAATTGCCCTTGCGGCCGCTCGTGCCGAGTCCGCAACTCAATCACAGCGTAAAGCCGCTGCTGATGCTATAGCCGCAGAACGTACTTATCAGCTTGCTAAGTCTGAGCTTGATCTTGCCAGAAATACTAACGCTGAGGCTACGGCAACACAGAACGCTATTATAAAGCGTCGCGCGATGATTGCAGCTAATGCGACGTTGGTTCAATCAAACCGTGCTGTTTCTGCATCCCAGGATGCTCTTAATAAAGCAACCTCAGCGATGAATCTGTTTAAAAGCGGAGCATCCGGGCTGCTTTCGTTAGTCGGAGGAATACCAGGTATTTTGATGCTTGGTGCGGGAGCTTGGTACACAATGTACCAGCGGCAAGAACAAGCTCGTGAATCAGCTATCCAATATGCGGACACAATCGAACAGGTCAGAGAAAATTTAAAGTTGATGTCTCAAACCCAGATATCGGCAAACCTTGGGCAAGCTAATATTTCACTTGATGCTCAAGATTATTCTATCGAGCAGCTAAAACTAAAAATTGCAGAGTTATCAAACCAACTCTATAACGCCAAACAAGCGGCGCAGTCTGCCTCAGAGGGGACGTGGCTATATAATGATGCTACTGAAAAAGCTGCAACATTTGCATCAGAATTAGCAATTGAAGAGGGGCGTCTTGAGCAGATGCTAAATAAGCGTCATAAAACTCAAGACTTAATAAACGACATTACGAGTGAGGCAATAGATAAAACCGTTGAAATGGCTGGTGCTGTTGGCTCATTAACGGAAATGTATACACGGCTGAACAAAGTCACTGGACTAGTGACGATGCCAACACCTACTTATGCAGGTCCTGTTTTGCCCACCCTTGACCAAAAACAGCAGGCCGCTATGGACAAAGTGCAGCGACAAAATGAATTAGCTGGTTTAAAGGGGATTGAAAAAACCAAAAGACAGGCAGAATTTGAAGCGTCTGACCTTAATCTTCCTGCTGGTCAATATGAAAAATATATAAATCTATCTGTTGAAGGAGAACGAAAGCTTCAGGCTATTCGGGATAGCAATCGGCAGAATCGTGGTAAGTCGGATGCAGAAAAAACGGCGGATACTTACGACAAACTCATTAAGCAGCAGAAAGAGCAAATCGCTCTGGCTGGTCAAAATACCGAACTGGCAAAACTGAAATACCAGGTTAGCCAGGGTGAGCTTACGTCTCTCACCGAGGCACAAAAACAAACCCTGTTGCAGAATGCCGCGTTGATTGATCAGCAGAAAATCCGCGAACAATTAGCGGCGTATGAAGCTAATCTCGCTGATTCGAATGCCAGTGCCAGGGCATCTAACCAGGCAGAACTTACCGGGTATGGACAGGGAAGCCGAATGCGTGAACGTATGCAGGAAATGCTACGCATCAGGGAGGAATTTCAGCAGAAGAACGTTGATCTGCAGCGCCAGTACCAGTCAGGTGATATTTCTGAAGACCTATACCGTCAGGAACTGGCACTGAATAAACGTTATCTCGATGAACGGTTACGAGATCAGGAAGCTTACTACTCAGCTTCTGACGCTCAGCGCAGTGACTGGACAACGGGTATGCGTGAAGGTTTTGCGAACTGGGCTGACACTGCTTCTGATTACGCATCTCAGTCTGCTGACCTGGTGAATAACGCAATGTCCGGGCTGGTGGGTAACATTTCTGATGCACTGGCCGGTAATAAGGTCGACTGGGAAGACTGGGCCAGTTCGGTTCTCCAGTCTATGCAGAAAATTATCCTCAATGCGATGCTGGTGGATTCTTTGCGCTCAGCCAGTAACAGCGGTTTTTTCAGTTCAATCGGCGGCATGTTTGGGGCGGGTGCTGGCGCTGCATCTGGCAGCACTCCTTCAGGCGCTTATAATTCTGCCGCTTCTGGTATAAAGCTGAATGCAAAAGGTGGTGCATATGCCTCTAAAAGCCTGAGCGCTTACAGCAACAGCATTGTTAGCACACCGACATATTTTGCTTTTGCAAAAGGCGCTGGGCTTATGGGTGAGGCGGGGCCGGAAGCCATTATGCCATTGACACGATCAGCTGATGGTTCGCTGGGTGTTCGTATGGTTGGCACTCCGGGGGCCACGTCAGGCGGCGGTGATACGATTATTCATCAGCATTTCTCTATTTCCGGGAACGGAGACGCTGCACTGAAGCAGGCTATGCAGGAAGCTGCACGACAGGGCGCGAATGAAGGGGCGAAGCAGGCCAGGCAGGATATTTTGAATGATTTTTCAAATCGCGGCCAGGCGAGGCGCTTACTTGGCGTGTAATGCATTATTAATATTCATTTAGCCGAAAGGCTGGGGACAGTTATGACTTTAGAAAAGCAAAAGGAAGCTCTACTTTGCAGGCAGCGTGAGTTAATCACTAATCTTGAAAGAATCGAGCGGGAATCTGTTAAATTACATTATGAAATTATTCACTACCTTAAGGAAAGATTACAAAACAATCACATGAGACTCCTTATATCTAAAGATTCGACTAGTCTGATTAATGATATCGTTGCGTTTGATGAAAGCGATTGTGTTAACTTGGCTGAGGTAGGGAAGAATAATATTCTAATAGGAGCCATGCTAATGCAAAAGGCAATTAAGCATGGCGGCTAATTTCAATATTTTATTTCATGTATACATCGAATTTCTGTTCTGAAATGTATGGGGCAGGATTGAGAAATCTCCCTTGTACAGATTTTATCAAATGATGTAGCATATGGAATAAATATAAAAGATTTCCATCAGGAGAATTGGCATAAAGCCAGTTGATAGTAGATTCTCCAAATCTAAAATCATTGGTATTTATCCCTGCGATAAAATTGTCATAATGTACGAAGCCCTTTTCAAGAATGATCATCGCATCTAATGACGGACTGGCAATGTTGAATCTTGTGTTATTATTCGGTAATGCAGGAACAGATATACCAAGTTCTTTATGAGCTTTATCTATCCAGCCTTGTACAGTTTGCATTTGCTGTGGCCCATTATATGCAACAAGAAAAGACTTTAGTCCTCGACTGAAAGTTGAAACTGAAAAAACTTCTTCATAACTTGGATTCAGTGTTTTTGCATTATGTGAAGACTGTATTGATTTTTTCAATTCTTCATAGGTTAGTGTCGATTTTATTTCAATTGTGCAGATTACTGATTCTACTAAAAATGCTGAAATGCTTTCACTGAAACTTATTTTTGGATATTCATTGCGGTACAAAACTATATCATATTGATTCCGTTGATCTCCTGGTTTTGAGTTATGATCAATTATTTCGCCAGTGCCAATGGATATGTTGCTGGGCAAGTGATCTTTAAGAAATTTGGAAATAAATTCTTCTCTTGGCGTTCCTTTATGTAATGAGTGCCCGGCTATTGATACTGAAGCCCCTTGAACGGCTAGTATTTTTTCCATGTTGTTGAAGTGTGCGCGTAACATTTTTTCCTCTCATTGCTTATACATCAGTGTCCCACCACTGACCTAACACCTAACATAACCAGGTATGTAAATCAGTAACATCCTGACAAATGATCAGTAGCGCCGCTGTGCGCAGACTAATGCAGGAGAATCTATGGCTGTACTTGAATGGCCGGAAGATGTCTGTCCCGCGTCGCTGACCTGGCGACCAGAGAGTAATACCAAAACCTTCCGTTCCCCCTTCAATGGGTCATCACAGACAGCACGCTTCCCCGGCACCCGCTGGGTATGTTCCCTGACCTTCAATAACCTGACAGATGAAAAATCCAGGCGTATTGATGCTCTGGTGGCTTCCCTCGATGGCGAGTATGGCAGGGTAAAAGTTCGCGACTGGGGGAGAAGTGGCAGAGCGCCAGCGGGCGCGCCCATTGTTGATGGCGCTAACCAGACCGGAACCCAGATTCAGAGTAAGGGCTGGACGCCGGGAACAGTGGTGCTCAGACAGGGCGATTATTTTACTGTTAATGACGAACTGAAGATGGTTACAGCCGACGTGACGAGCGCGGCGAACGGTACCGCAATGATTGCCTTTGCGCCGATGTTACGTAGCTCACCACCTGCTAATGCTGCCATTGAAGTTGCGAAACCCTACGGCATTTTCAAACTGAAGGATAACCAGCAGGGCGCCGGTAACCGTGTGCCGGGTGTTTTTACCAGTTATACCCTGGAGCTTGAGGAGGCATTTTAATGCTGTATTCCCCCTTTTCGGATTCGATGGTGAACTGGTTATCCCGCGACAGGGTGACGGTTGCGATCGCCGCGAATATTCAGTTTGAATCCGGTACCGTCTATGTGCATTCCGGTACCGGGACGCTGGTTCTCGGCGGCTACGTCTATTACGGCATGGGGCGCATGGGTTCTGTTGATGATGCCAGTGAAACCAGCACGACCAGCCCGACGCAGGTCAAAATGACACTTTCAGGTCTGGATATGGCCCTCTTTGCCACCACATTGAATGAGCGATGCGTGGGCAGAAATGCCGAAATCTATCTAGTGGCCATGGATGATAACGGTGTTGTCCAGGTTGCCGATCTCCTGTTTAAAGGGCGGGTATCCAGTACGGGGGCGACTGCTGGCGGGACGAACGCCCTGCAGTACACCATCAGTAATATTTTTGAAGACTGGCAGCGTCCCTTCCCCGATCGCTATACCGATGAATCGCAGCAGGCTGCTTATCCCGGCGACCGCATATTCCGGTATGTGGCGCAGATGTCTGAACGTTCGATTTACTGGGGCAGTAAAAAAGATGCGCCAGGATTTACCTATAAGTGAGGAAGCATGAAGCATCCGGACTGGCATAACAGATTAATTATCGTAATAAGGGCCGCTGAAAAGCGGCCTTTTTTATGGGGCAGTCATGACTGCTGCCTGTTCGCGGCGGACTGTGCTCAGGCCATGTGTGGCGAGGATTTTGCGGCGGGCTGGCGCGGAACCTACGACAGTGAGCATGGGGCAAAAAAGGCGTTATTGCGCGGCGGCGGTTCGCTTGAAAAGGTGCTTGCCCGGTATCTCGATGAGGTGCCGGTGAAGCTGGCGCAACGCGGGGATATTGCCGTTGTTGAAAATGCCGGGGCGCGATGCGCCGGGGTGGTGTATTCCGGCGTTGTGTGGGTGCCGGGCGAAAATGGTCTTGTCAGTCTGCGGGTTAAACCGTTGAGTGTCTGGAGGGTGCGTTAATGCCTGCTGCTGTTCCTATTGTTGCAACCATTGCCGCAGGTGTGGCAGCGGCAAATGAAATGTATGCCATCGCAATGGTTATTACAGTTGCCGCACAGATTGCCACTCAGGCGCTGACCAAGACGCCGTCGCTGAATTCCTATCGTGATACGTCAGAACGTAAACAGGTTCTGCGCGCTGCGGCCAGTGCCAAAACCGTTGTTTATGGTCGCTCAACGTCGGCGGGCACTTTGTTCTTTTCCGAAGAGCAGGCTGGCGAACAGGATGATGGCGAAATGCTGCATCTGGCCATTGCCCTGGCGGGACACCCGTTATCCGGTGTTCAGACTGTCTGGCTGGGTGATGAGCCGATCAGTAGCTATCCTGAGCATGCCTTTTTCGAGGTGCACACCAACCGCCAGACGGCGGACCCTTACATGCTGGAAAACTGCCCGTCATGGAAAGAAGACATGATCGGGAAAGGGATCACCTGGCTACGCGTATCCCTGAAGTTCAACGTTGAAAAATTCCCGGCAGGTATCCCTAACATCAAGGTCGAAAAACAGGGGCGGGCTATTTATGACCCGCGTACCGGGTTGACGGGTTACAGCAATAACGCGGCGCTGGTTATCCTGGACTATTACCGCAATTACCTGAAAGTGCCCGACACCGATATTCTTTGGGACCAGTTTAAGGAAGCGGCGAATATCTGTGATGAGGATGTGATTACTGGCGGTAATACCGCTGAGAAGCGCTATACCATCAACGGTGAGTTCGATCTCAGTGAAAACAAGGTCAGTATTCTTGAAGGGATGCTGGCAGCATGCGCCGGTGATGTAACGTATACCGCGGGCAAACATGGCCTTCTGGTCGGGGCTTATTATGGTCCTGCGACAGAGGTGATCACTGAGAGCCAACTGGCCGGTGATATCGAAATCATGCCGGAAGTCTCTCAGGCGGAACGTGTTAACACTATCAAGGGGACATTTGTCGATCCGCAGCAGGGCTATACCGAAGCGGATTTCCCTTCTGTGTCTGTCAGTGAATGGGTGACGGAAGACGGCGTGGAAATATCGCAGGATATGAAGCTGCGATTTGTGACCTCTGAATTTCAGGCCCAGCGTCTGGCAGATGTGAAGTTAAAGCGCACCCGCATCGCCAGAACCATGAACGTTACGTTGAACCTGAGCGGGTACCGTTACCGCCCGGGAATGTATGTGAAGGTGAATTTCCCGTCTATCGGTATCATTAACGTTGAGATGCGGGTAACGGACTGGAAATTTGGCGTGCAGAACGGTGTGCAACTGACGCTGAAGCAGGAAACGGCAGATGTCTGGGGCGATGCCATTGGTAAACCGATTGAGCGACCGCCGTTCACTCAGTTGCCATCAGGCGGAGTGGCGCAGCCGCAGAACCTGAAATTCACCGTGGAGGAAATCGGGCAGGTAGTACAGGGCATTCTGTCCTGGCAGAACATCGGTCAGGTGGTCTACAACAAAGTGATCATCCGCCGTAATGGTCAGATGGTCATGTCCGTCCAGGTTCCAGGAACGTTCACACGACTTACCGGGTTACCGAAAAACACCTATACAGCCCACGTTATTGCTGTAAACCAGATGGGGGCCGAATCGCCAGAAGGGTATCTGGAATTCAGCATTGAAGCCCCGCCAGCACCTTCCCATGTAGATATTGAGCAGGGCTTCTTTGCCGTCACGCTAATCCCGCGTCTGGCGGCGATCACTAATGTTTCCACACAGTTTGATTTCTGGACGTCAGGTGAAACAAAGCTACCCAATACCTCAACGACTACCGTGGAAGGGAATGCCAGCCGCGAGGGGATGGGAACAACCTGGACAAGTAATCAGTTAAAGATCAGCCATACCTATTACTGGTACATCAGAACGGTTAACGCCTTTGGTGCATCCGGGTTTATCGAAGTTCCGGCGTTGTGCTCTATGGACACTGGCAGTCTCATGGACCTCATTGATGATGGCATTCAGAAATCAGATGCGTTCCAGAACGTTAAAGCCGGGGTTGATACTAACCTGGAAGGCATTATGGAAAATGCGCTGGCGAACCATGGCACCGTTGAGCATCAGTATCAACAATATGGTGAGGTACGCGCTGATATTCTGGTCGTAAAAACCACGGTGGCTACTGCTGAGCAGGGCCTCGCTGACTTATCCACTTATGTCCAGGCTCAAATAGGACCTGATGGCAGTCTGACCTCTGCTGTAAACCAGAAAATGACTGCGGTGGTGAACAGCGACGGAACAGCCAAAGCCTCCTACACGCTGAACATGGGTATCGTAAGAAATGGTGTTAAATACAACACGGGTTTCGGTATGTCTATCGAACCTGATGGAAACAGCTATAAATCCACAGTTGTATTTGCCGCCGATCAGTTCGGTATTTACTCCGGTAACAATCCAGGTAACTGGCAGGCTGCATTCTTTGTCTATAACGGGCAGGTATTTATTCGCAGTGTGCTCATCCAGGAAGCGTCCATTGATTTTGCTAAAATTACGGATTCTCTACAATCGTCGAATTTCATTCCCGGTGTAAGAGGCTGGAACTTACCCAAGAATGCCAGCCCTGAATTCCATGGAAAGTTATATGCCGATAGTGGTGAGTTTGCATTTAACGGCGTTAATAACACTGTTGTCATCAACGGCAATGGCCTGACCGTCAATTTATCTGGCGGTGGTCGGGTTGTCGTCGGGAGGTGGTCATAATGCCGGAAGGGATATTAATCGACTATAACGATGGCCGTCCGGCAATGGCAATTACTGCGGGGCTACGAGCCCCCAGTTTTTGCACATCGTTCTCGGGCTGGTCATCCCAGTCAATGCAGTACCCGGTCAATACACCGCTTGTTCCCGGCTCACTGGCTATCGTGGTGCCCACCAATCCCATTTACATCTATTCCTTTGCTGAATTTGACGTGGCCATTATGACAGGGGTCACCCGAAACGGGGACGCCGGGGTCATCATTGGTGCTGAGACAATCGGTGGTAAAGCCCTTACTCCGGACTGGTCAGGCTACGTCATGGAGCTGCTTCCCGCGGCGACTTATAACGAAGGGCTGTTTATTTCAAACTCGACAGACTTTACCGCTATCTCCAATCAGGCCGCGCTGATGACCTGCGCTTATTCCGGGCGCATTACTGTTAGCGGCAGCGCGCCGCTTCCGGTGGGCGGTATTCCTTTCGGTAAATGGGATAACCCGAATGTGTCGGTAGGGTTTGATGGCGGCAACATCATCGTTCGCGATATTTCCTACACAGGGCGGGACGACGTGGCCGGAACGGCGACGATTGACCTGGTGATATTCAACCAGACGGCTCCTGTCGGTGGCGACGGTATCACAATGACCAACGCAGCAGGCCAGGTCACGTTCTCCACGCTGAAACGCCCCTTTGTGTATGACCGACAAATCCAGATCACCGATGCCTTCCAGGATATTGGCGGCGGGTTCTGCCAGATAGTCTATACCGGCGTTCAGGTACGAATGATAGGTGGATGGGGAAATATCAGAACCAAAGGCGTGGTCATGTCAGGCGGTAGCGTCAGGTCAGCCTACAACAAAGTGTTTGCGGACCGCAATTCTGGCGCATGGGATATGACCCGTAACAGGAATATCGCCATGCCCATTCTTATTCTTCCGAACATGTACTGAGGAAAAACTATGTCAGCAGGAACATTAACCCTGACGAATAACTCTGCTGCGGTCGCTGGCAACGGGACTGCGTTTACCACAGAGGTGGCGGCCGGAGATTTTATTGTTGTCACTGTTGGCGGAGTTCCCTATACGCTCCCGATTAAATCAGTGGAAAGCGGTACAGCGTTGACGCTGGTCAGCAATTACACCGGGCCAACACAATCTGGCGCAGCCTGGTCAGTCGTTCCCCGCGTGGCGCTGAATATGGTCACCGCGGCGCTGGTGGCGCAAAGTGCTGAAGCACTGCGTGGACTGAATTATGACAAACAGAACTGGCAGCAGGTGTTTAGTGCCCCGGGTATGATAAATGTGAAGCTGCCAGATGGTTCCAGCTTTCCGGGGCCGTCGTGGAAATACCTCGCAGACCAGGTCGGGAATATTGATGGCGATACGCTGAAAAGGTCGAAGAATTTTTCAGACGTAGTGGACAAGGCACAATCACGCTCAAATCTGGGATTAAAAGCACTTGCTGTAAAAAGTACTGTAGAGCTGAGCGGTGATGACACGACAGGAATACTGCCATTATCGAAAGGTGGTTCAGGTTTTGGGACGACTGCAGGTCTTCGTCAGGCCGCAGTCGTTCACGGTGTTGATGGTGCGTTTGGTTCTATCAACAATATCCTGACGTACTTTAATACTGCAGCCAGCAATGCAGGAGTGTTCTCTTTTCGTGATATTGCTGGTGATGCGACCGCCACATATCAGTGGTCCGCATCTGTGTTGCACCGGACCTCTGATACCTATTCGATTTTTAGCGTAAATCATGCAAACGGTAATGTGAAGGTGGCGAGCGGCTCTGTTTCAGGCGGGATAGCATCCACATTTAACCAGAACACGTTATGGGGTACACGAAACACAACCGTTGATGGTAATGGTTTTCTAAAACAGGCATCCCCGGTAGTCATCATTCACCGGGACGGTTCTTATGAGACTAACCATGAATCAGAAGGGTGTGCGGTAGAGCGGATTTCTGTGGGTGAATACCTTATCACCGGCTGCATTGGCCTGAATGCTGATGCTGCATGGGGTGGTATCGATGGCGGTTTTGAGATTCCGGTCGACAGAAACAAGCAACCCCGCATCTGGCTGGACTACAAAGTCAATGCTGATGGCTCGGTACTGGTCAGAACGTATCACCGGGTTCATCCCTCCGCGCCACCGTTTGCTCAGAACAGAATAGGAAATACTGATAATAACGGCGTGTTCACTGAGACTGTGGCGGACGGTGAGCCAGTCGATATTCCGGCAGATTCTTTTGTGTCTGTGCGTGTGGAAATGCCGGAAGACAGTATCTGGAACAGGATGCAGAAAGAGACACGTGAAGCGATTGAAAAAGCTGAACGCGAGCGCCAGCAAACTCAGCAGGATACTCAGTCGTAAAAATTATAACTGCCGCAACCATGCCGTATGCAAGAGCATGATTGCGGCTGACTGACGAACGTCCGATAGTGCGAATATTGAATGATGGCCAGTCACGGCGGATTGTACTTAAGCAATATGACGGTTCAAGGCGTTTAATCTGAAACCAGCCACATATCAGACTCTTCAAACATTTCCTGAACAGTACGGCTTATCTGTTCCTTCTCATGCTTGCTGGCGTCAGTGTTGATCGCCGGCAGTGTCATCATCGGTTTAACCCGAACATCAGCATCGGGGAAGATCCGGTGAACCCTCTTGGTCAATTCGCCCAGAATGATATCTTTTGCACCAGGCAGCCCATCAAAATTCCTTTTGTCATAAACGAGTTCCACGAACATGCTTTAACTCCTCTTTACTGTGTTTAATGCCAGTATATACTGTATGTATAAACAGTATAAATGCGAGTGAGTTTATTATGAAGTTTTATTCACCAGTTGAGTTGCGCCAGATAGTTGCGCTTCCCTTATTTAGTGATCTTGTTCCATGCGGTTTTCCCTCACCTGCGCATGATTACATTGAGCAACGTATTGATCTCAATGAACTATTAGTTCAGCACCCATGTGCAACATATTTCGTGAAGTCGTCCGGTGATTCTATGACTGGAGCGGGGATCGGAAATGGCGATTTGCTTGTCGTCGACCGTTCCAGAAAGCCTTCACATGGAGATATTGTTATCGCTGCCATCGATGGCGAGTTTACGGTTAAACGTCTTCAGTTACATCCAATACTGATGCTTGTTCCTGAAAACAATGCTTATGCACCCATTACGATAAACAGCGAAGATACGCTGGATATCTTTGGGGTGGTGACGTTTATCGTGAAAGTGGCAAGCTGATATGTTTGCCCTGGTTGATGTGAACTCGTTTTATGCGAGTTGCGAGACTGCATTCCGGCCAGATCTGAAAGGCAGGCCGGTAGTTGTTCTGTCAAATAACGATGGCTGCGTGATCGCCCGCAACGCTGAAGCCAAAAGAGCTGGTGTGAAAATGGGGGATCCATATTTCAAGCAGAAGGACTTATTCCGTCGATATGGTGTGGTTTGTTTCAGCAGCAATTACGAGCTTTATGCAGATATGTCCAGCAGAGTAATGTCCACGCTGGAGGCAATGTCTCCCCGCTGCGAAATATATTCAATTGATGAAGCCTTCTGTGATTTGACAGGTGTAAGAAACTGCCGGGTTCTGCAGGAATTTGGGCAGGAATTAAAAGATGCCGTTTATCAAAATACGGGTCTGGCGGTTGGCGTTGGTATTGCCCAGACAAAGACGCTGGCGAAACTGGCGAATCATGCCGCCAAAAAATGGCCGAGACAAACGGGTGGGGTAGTGGACTTATCTAACCAGGAGCGCCAGCGCAAACTGATGGCTGCACTGCCGGTTGATGAAGTCTGGGGAGTCGGGCGCCGTATAAGCAAAAAGCTGGAGGCTATGGGGATTAAAACGGTTCTGGATCTTGCTGATACTGATATTCGTTTTATCCGGAAGCACTTCAATGTTGTCCTCGAGAGAACGGTGCGCGAACTGCGCGGCGAACCCTGTCTTGAACTGGAGGAATTTGCCCCCGTAAAGCAGGAAATTGTCTGTTCCAGATCATTCGGAGAACGTATTACGGATTATGACGCTATGCGACAGGCCATCTGCAGCTATGCGTCGCGCGCCGCAGAAAAGTTACGTGGAGAGCATCAGTATTGCCGCTTCATATCTACGTTTGTTAAAACGTCACCCTTTGCGCTGAACGAGCCGTACTACGGTAACAGCGCGTCGGTGAAGCTGCTCACCCCGACACAGGACAGCCGGGATATCATTGCAGCAGCGACGAGGAGTCTGGATGCAATATGGAAAGACGGACACCGATATCAGAAAGCCGGGGTAATGCTGGGGGACTTCTTCAGTCAGGGCATCGCCCAGTTGAATCTGTTCGATGATAATGCGCCGCGCCGGGGTAGTGAGAAATTGATGGAAGTTCTGGATTATCTGAATGCAAAGGAAGGAAAGGGGGCGCTTTATTTCGCCGGACAGGGGATCCAACAACAATGGGCGATGAAGAGAGAGATGCTGTCACCACGATACACGACCCGCTATGAGGACCTTCTTCAGGTTAAGTAACAGGCTTAATTAAATCTGCTCCCTGATTTTTCACATTCCCGACGGCACGTGTTACGGCATGCCATATAAATTTATCAGCCGACACTGAACCGTCGGCAGCAATTTCCGCAGCATCTTTCCCTCCAATGTCCTGCCTCATCCATTCGCGAGCGGCTTCTGGTGAAAGTACCAGAGGCCGCCTGTCGTGTATATCTACCAGCCCTTTGTCGGCAGCAGCTGTCACTATCAGGAAACCTTCTGCTTCATCTCCACGTTCGAATGGTGTGCTGCCGATCGCCGCCATAAAAATTGGCTGACCGTCTGCCCGGTGAATAAAGTAGGGTTGCTTCTTGTCCCCTTCCTTTTTCCACTCAAACCATCCATCAGCAAAGCAAATCGCGCGGCCATGCTGCCAGAGTGGTTTAAACATTCTGCTGGTGGCCGCAGTTTCAGACCGTGCGTTAATGAGCGGCGGTTTATCCCACCAACCGGGGGCGTATCCCCAGATCACTGGATCAAGATGCAGCTGCTCATCACGTTCGCTCAGAAGCAGAACTTTTGTTCCTGGCGCTACATTGAATCTTCCGATGGGTTCTGGATCGTATGGAATATCGCGTACTGATTCATCAGCGAGCAGGGCAAGATAATCTTCACGCGTCATTGACTGTGAAAAGCGTCCACACATAGAAACCTCCAGCCATATGTCAGACTGAAAGTATAGGGCAGTAAGAAAAAATGGTGCGCACCGTTAAAGATTTAAAAGGAGCTTGTAAGGTAAATCGGAATGATGGTTTTGTGAATTGATGAATTCCGAAAGTGAAAAGGTTACTTAATCTTTGTGTGGTAGCGATCCGGGGGACATTTGACGGGATTATTCCCCCGTAATTCCCCGTTGCTTCCCCGTTCAGAAAACAGGCATAAAAAAACCAGCCGTAACAGGCTGGTTCTTACAGGATTTTTGGTCGGCACGAGAGGATTTGAACCTCCGACCCCCGACACCCCATGATAGCGCACGTCCATATTTAGTGCTGCCATTTGCCAGACGCGGACATAGAACATAGCGAGAAGTCAGAAACTACTATCTCATTGAATAATTGATAACCATCTCAAAATTATGTGTTTAATAATTAGAAAATCAACTGCCTTTTTATGAAATATTTGGTATATAGTTGAGGCAATGTAGGTCTGAGGTTTAACGTTGACTATGGGAATCGTTATAATGAACGAAATTAACACTATTTTGAATGAGATTCCTGAATGGTTTTCATCATTCATTACTGCATTAATTGGGGCGGTTGTTGGTGGTTTTTTTACTCTTAGAGGGGTAGACCGTGAGGCTAGAATTACTCGGGCTGAGGCAGAAAGGGAATCCATTGAATTACAATTGTCTGTATTAAAAGGAATTAAGGGGGAAGTGTCCACCTTAATAGATTTATATAATAAAAGGATGAGGGAAAGCATTGATGGTATCAGTCCAGGAAAAATGCTACTTATTAATTTCCCTGTCGGTGATGATAATTTTACATTCTATGAGCAAAACGCAAAGGTTATTGCAAGGCTAAATGACACAGCAAGAGATTCAATAATTAATATTTATACATATGCTCGCTCGCTAATACAGTCATTTAAAGGAAATAATCAACTCGTTATGGAGTACGAGAAAATATTATTCGATATGGCAGATAATAATAAAAATAAAGATATGTATGAAAGATTGCATGAAGCAAAAATAGAGGTAATGGTGGATTATGCTCAAGGTATAAAAATGATTGATTCAGAACTTATGGATGTTATTGATAGAGGATTTAATGCTATTGACAAAGAAATTTCTGAATTACAAGTAAACTTAACAAGTTTAGATGTTCGATAG